TGCGACAACTTCGTTTTCCATTATTTCATCCTTTTCATTTGATCTAGGGTCATTTTGATCATTTCCTTGCGTTCAGGTGGCGGACGGTTGTGCAACCGGTTTGCCATCTCTACGTTCAAGTTACTGCGCTGCACCGGCGCAATTGGTGCGCCTGGTCGGTCAAATTCTTGCACCCGTGCCACTTGCCCACGCAGGCGGGCGGTGTGTGCTTCCTTCTTCTTTTGCCATTGCGCTTGGGCGTATTTAACGTCCGAATGTCCCATTTCTATGGTATCGGTTGCTTTCAAGTGTTCGCGCCATTGGGCGCGGCCCATAATCATTTGACCATCCGGCGACCTAAACGGCTCAATGTCGCCAAACACCATCATTCGGTCAGCCGGTGATCCTTGGCTCTTTTCATAAGGTTCGGAGCCGTTGGACGGAAAAACCCATGTTTCTTTCATAGCATTTCCAGTAGTTGTGCGATTTCTTCGTCATCACGTTGCAATCTTATCCTAAATTCAATCTTCCTTACTTTTTCCATCATATCGGCGTAATCAATTGGGCTACGGGCGGCGATTTCAATGGTTTGAATTGGTGCGCTAGTTAATTCTTTACGTTCGGCGGGCGGCAAGCCAAATAAAGCTTCGCGCAATTTTAGTTTGCGTTGTTCTTCCGCCCGTCTATCTGCGTCCCATTGTTCGTTGCGTTTTTTTTCGTCAAAACCAAAATGCCCGCCTATTGGGATTTCTATTGGAGGTGGTACGGGCGGTGTAGTGCCGTAAACCGTAGTAAACGAAAGGGCAGCAAAAGCTGAAAAACCAAACATTTGGCTACGCTACAAAAGTCCACGACAATGTGGATTCATCCCAAAAATACTTTTTTTCATCATTGGGAAAGGGTACTGGCGAAATCCATTGGCACGTTTGTTCGTCAAGTGTCCAGCTTGGGTATGGTTGCGGGGGGATAAAAGCATCCCTGTCGGGGTCGTAGGTGTATCCAATCCCTGCGTAGTTTTTACGGAAAGGCGTGCCACCTAGTAGATGTTCTCCTGCCCTAGTGTTATAGCTGGTCTTTTTCCAGATTAACCCCGTTGTTTCGGCATAGATAGCTTCTCCGTCATACGGCTCATCTACGCCCACAATTACTTGGACAACAATGTTATTTTCGTCAAGTTGTGCGTAATGTGCCATGATTACCAAGTAATTGTGCCTGTGCCAGAAGTAAATTTATAGACCTTGTATCCAGAGCGTGATGCAGTATCTGCCGCTGGAACATTAGTTCCCGTTGTAGTTGTTCCGTTAACAACTAAGCCAGCACTAAATGATGCAATGCTGGGAAAATTACTTAGATATGCAAGTATTACTATTCCAGAACCGCCAGCAGCGCCATTAATAAATAACCCAGAAGTTACATTTCGTCCAGCACCTCCACCACCACCTGTGTTTGTTGTTCCTGCTACGGCAGATACGGCAGCTTGACCACCAGCACCGCCACCGCCTGAACCACCGGCTCCTTGCACCGCACCTTGAGTTGTTGAACCACCGCCGCCTCCGCCAGAATAAGTTGTTGAAGTGCCAGATATAGAAGAAGCAGACCCTGCTCCACCAGCACCAGATTGTCCAACAGATGAGCTTGTTGAAACACCATTTGCACCTACTGCACTAGCGCCGCCGCCCCCTGCCGCTGGGTAAGGACTAGAAATTGTGCTATTTGAACCACCATTATTTCCTTGGCCTGACGTACCAAGTGCTGCTGTTTGAATAGTTACATCATTACCCGCACTACCACCACCGGAGCCTCCTGGACGACCAGCACGTAAAGAAGCAGTTCCACCTGCTGCCCCTGTTGTACCGCCTCCACCACCACCAGTGCTAGTTACACTAGAAAATACTGAGTTAGAACCATCTCCGCCTTGAGTTCCTTGTGCGCCACCACTAGTACCGCCCGCAGTTCCACCTCCGCCAACAGTGACTGTATATGCTATTCCAGTAGTAATTGAACTTGTAGAAGTTTTATATCCGCCTGCACCACCACCACCGCCTACTGAACCGCCACCGCCACCGCCACCAGCTACAACTAAATATTCTGGGCTAAAAATTGCAGGCCATACAGTTGCTTGAATTGCTTGCATCACTTCATTAGAACGCCAAATACCGCCAGCCGAAGACGTACTAAGAGTTGCCGCCGTAGCAGCCATTATTGAACCTTTGTACCTTGTGGACATTAGGTTATAGCCTCATAAGATGCAGTCAACTCAATCGCGGATGCCGTACCAACAGTTACTACAATAGACTGCGCTTCCCCAAGGTAAAACGCCGTGCTTTTATCCGCAACAACAATAGATGCGTTTATTGGTATAAGCACTTGGTAAACAAGACGGTAATTTGTTCCTGCACCAGCCGCTGCGCTATTGATTGCTACTGTTACAGATGCAATAGATGCCGTAACATTTGCCGCAACAATGTTGTCAATCTTGTTGACTGTTCCAGCCGCAGGGGTAAGCGCAGTCCAAGTTGTAGCGGATGTCGTGCTGGGTATTAAATAAGACGTATTTCCATAAATGGACGTTACGTTGACGATATTTGGGTTTGCCATAATTAATATCCAAAGATCATCGCCATTGCGATACTTTTACCGGTTGTAATTCCACCGCTAGGGGTTACCCAAGTTGGTGCGCTTGTTGCATTGCTTTGTAAAACTTGTCCAGCAGTTCCAACTTGCCCATTAAATGCAATTGAACCATTAGTGTTTAATGTCATTGCATCCGTTGTACTAACCGAGCCATTAATAATAAAACTAATTTTTTGGTTATCCCAACTTCCCAATACTAACGGGCCACCGTAGCATTCAACAAAAGATGCTAATGGGGCGCTAAATCCATTGTTAGGATAACCCGCCGCCGAATAGCTGTAATTTGCGTTATTTATTCCTAATTCACCATAAGCCGTATGACCACCATCGTTAACCGCATACGATGCATAGCTTGTATTAGCTGCGCTTGTGTTTTGTAGGCTAGTGTATAAATAAAGCGGTTCACTTGCGGTAAACCCAGCAATAACGCCGGAATCGGTGTGTAATGTTGCATCACCTACATTTAAAGAACCTACATTGGTTACGCCCGATGTGTAAGGTATTAAAACACGATTATTTGCGTCTTGATTTACCGATTTTTCTGCGGGGTAAGACACAAAAACATCTTTTGCACCAGCGGCAAATGCAATTATGCTTCCCGTACTAGAAGAAATTACCGTGTCACGGGACAATGTACCCGCCGAATATGTCCCAATGCCCACTTCCCATTGGGAATCTAACGAAATGGTGTAATAAGTTGTGTTGCCATCGCCAATTGCGCTAAAGGATTGAAAGCCCGCGACCGAACCATCTAACGTAAATGTGCCTGACCCCGTTGTTGTGGATGTTTGTCTAACGCGATCCGCTAAAACAAGGCTCATTGGACGGCCTCCACACCTATCACCATTCCGTCAGGGCCACGAATTACACGTTTAGGTGCGCTTAACTTTTGCATTGCCGCGCCAATGTTTTGCATAGATTCCCCGTGCAAATTTGCCATGTTGTCGTGCAAAGCGGTTATTTTGTCCATTGCTTGAACAATTGTGCCGCCTAGTTCATTGGTTATTTGTGCAGCCGCTGCCTCAACCACTGGTAAATCGACGCCAGGGTTGCTACCAATGCGTGCCACCATAATCTTGGTCGCTGCATCCAATTCGGCTTTCCATCGTTCATATTCTTCCCTTCCCGCCATTTCGCGGGCTTTTATTTGCATTTCATTATTCCGCATAGCGGTTTCAAAATCGGCTTTCATTTGTGCAAGTTGCATATCTGCTTGCATTTGCGATTCGTGCTTTTGCATATCTAATTGGGCTTGCATTTGCGCCATTTGTGCTTCGGCTTGCATCCGTGTTTGTTCCGCTTGCGCCGTGGCTTGCATTTTCATTTGCTCTGTCTGATTTTGCGCTTGAATCTTCAATTGTTCGGGGTCGGGGCCAGGCGGTTGTTGTTGTGCCATTGCCGCTTTTTGCTCCAACGCTTTCATGGCGCGTTCTACGGCGCTTTCTAACCCGCGACCAGCACGGAAGCGGCGAACCAAAAACAGCAGCATTTCAGAGGCCATTGGCAAGGTTTCGGGCGCTTGGCTAATCATTGGGATTGCTTCACGCAAAAACATTCCAATGGCTTGGATAGCCTCTTGTGCGCCTTGCTTTTCCGCTTGTTCGTCAATTTGCGCTAGGCTATCGGCCTCCACCGCAATATGAAAATCGCGGATCGTGCTATTGGACAGCATTTGCACGGCGGCTTGCAACAATTGCGGGTCTTTACCATCATCGGTGTCCATTACACCTGACATTTGCACAATCAACTCTGGCGGGTAAAACTTGCAAATAACTTGCGCTTTTAACTTAAAAATGTCGGAAGCAAACCGCGCCACATCGCCCTGGCTGCTTCGCATCCGTAAGCTGCCAAAGTTTGCCTTTAGCTGCTGTGCGCCAAGGGTTTCTTGCGCTTTTGATGCGCCGCGCAAAATGTCCGAAATGCCCATGATTTCGTAGATTGCTTGCTTAACTTGTTCCCGCGCCGTGTAAAGTTCCCGTAAGGTAACAATGATGGTCGAGGTGTCCATCATGTCAATTGCGCCTTTTAGCCCACCTTTTTCCGACATTGCCGCCCATGCGGTCACGGGGAAAAGCTTGTTGTCTACGCCTTCGGTAAACAAACGGCCTAATTCCTTGAATTCGGCATTGAACACACCAACGGCTTTACAGGCTTTGGTAAGCAAGAAAATGCGCTGCGTTAGGTTGTCTAGTTCCTGCGCTTGGTCTTCATATTCGCAGTAATCCGGCACGGGAATCATTGTGCCGGTAGTAGTGGTCGCCATTAAAGGGCGCGGGCAGGGAAAGAATTCTTCAAGTTCTAACGGGTCATCGCGCTCGTCTAACGCTTGTGGATAACCTTTGGCAACCCAACAAACCTTGCCGGTGCGTTTGTTCCAAATCTCAAACACCTTTGCTTTTTTGTCATAGGTGTTTTTAGCGGTCATTGGATTTTTAGCATCCATGTCCGTGTTACTACTATCTAGGCCAACGTTTTTAAACACATCGCCAAAACGCTCAATGCCTTCGTCTTTGGTCATGTAAACGGCGCGGGCAACCCACCACACTTCATCCCATGTGCGGGCAGGCGAATGCAAAAAGTCCGTCCAATAAACGTAATCAATGGGGCTGTGCGCCGCATCAATGCGTTCGGTTGGCTCCTCTACCGTGTCGTAAATTTGCGCTTCGCTTGGCTCCTCCATTTGACCGGCGGCCTCGCTTACTTCGGGTTGTTCGTTAACAATCACCGGCTCGTAGCGAATCCATACCGTGCCACGACCAGGCAATAATCTATCTTCCACCGAACCGCGCATGGCGTTATCAAAATCGCCAAATTGGGTTGTTTCATATTCCATGACCCGTTCCAGCATTGTTGATGCCAAACGGCCTACGGGGTCTTGATCCATGTAACGGCGGGAGACTTCGGGTTTTGCTTGCCGCCCGTATAGCGCGGGAAACAACACTTGGATGTTTGACCAAAGGATGTTGTAACGAACACGGGGCATTTCTACCGCATCGCGTTCGTCCCGATACCGCTTAATAATTTTATGCCCGCGCTTTTCCCACTTGTCAAAGACCTTTTGCGCGGATTCGATTTGGTCGTGCCAGTACGGGCCAGGGTTTTCGCCCTCGTAAGCACCGGTTTCTTCGTAAGCCATTAGCTACCCGCAGCAAAAAAGAATGTTACGTCTAATGCCGTGCCAGCAATTGTGGCGTAAAGGCTAACACCCACATTGGCGGGGAATCGGTGAAAGCCAATAGCGGGCGTAATTGTCCCACTCATTACGTCACCGCCTGCGCCTCCATTGCGTAGCACCAACGTTCCGATGGTTGTGCTGTTAACGTAAAAGCCAATTAATTGGCACGGGCCAGGCGTTACTGCACCGGTTGCTGTGATGTTTTTGTATCCACCTACTTCGGCGACGGGTTGGCTCATATTCGTTCTCCACGATGATGTTGCGTGTCAAATTCCCACAATTCATCCAATGTAATGGTTTGGATGGTCTTGCCCTTGGGCGGCTCTTGATCTTTTGCCTCTTGCCTGTAGGCTACTGCAAGCATTCTAAAGGCATCCGCTGGGTGTGAGCACCAGTCATGGCGAGGATTTTGCCTAAATGCCTTTTTATCCTCGTCATATTCCCGCTGATATTGGCGCAAAGCCTCTAGTCCTTCCTCGCAACTAGGGTCAAAATAGCACTTGGGCAACACCATCCGAACCGCTTGAATGCCGTCTTGTACCCCAATTTCTGGCACGATTGCCAGCTTGCTCATGCCGCCCAGGTGCGCCGCAAGCTGCTCCACGATGGACTTTCCACCGCTTGCCAGCGTCTTAGCCCGTGCGTCATGCGGTAGGTAGTGCTTTGTGTAGCGGTAGCCCTTGTCGATTACCACTTGGGCTATTTCCTCAATACTTGCGCCTGATACTGCGTAATAGTCCATAACCCTGACTTCGCTGCGGATTACTTGGTAAAA